CCTCAGAGTATGCTGACATTGCACATAAGTTGCGACTGACACCTGATCAAGCACAGGGCGTGCTAGAGTATTATCGCTCTGCTGTACAGAATGATGTCAATGTGGCTAATGAAACAAACGCTAAAGCCATTGAAGATGCTACGTCTACACTGCAAGCGGAGTGGGGCGATAAGTTTGACGCAAAGGTTGAGGCTGCACAGAAAGTTGTAGACCAGTTTGAGGCTGGCAACATCATGGAAATGCAGTTAGCTGATGGCACAAAACTTGGAAATCACCCAGAGGTTATCAGAGCATTTGCAAAAATCGCTGATTTCAGGCAAAATGTAACCAGTGAAGATACGGTTTCGGAAAGTACATCTGCATTGGGTATGTCTGCACAACAAGCAAATAATGAGATACAAGCCATCATGGGTGATAGATCTCATGCTTATTGGGATAGAAAAAATCCAAATCACCATCAAGCAGTAGAGCGTATGTCTCAGTTGATGGAGATGCAGCATGGATGACGTAGAGATACGTCTTGAGTGTTTGCGTATTGCGGTGGAGTTTGGCTCTCAGCGCGATATGGAAAGTCCAGAGCATTTGGTAGAGAAATACTACCAAGTGGTCACGCAGGGTAGCGGCGCAAGCCGTCCTGTTGACAATCGGAAAGACGGTAGACGGAAGCAGTCTTAAAAAGCCAGGAGTGTCCGAAATCGGGTAGCACACCGCAACTTCGTTCAAATGTAACTTGTAGAAAAGGAGAGACGTTATGTCTACTCAAGTAACTACGGCATTTGTCCAGCAGTATTCTGCAAACGTGCAGATGCTTTCACAGCAGATGGGTTCTCGTCTGCGTGATGCGGTACGCGTAGAATCGATGACTGGCAAAAATGCTTTTTTTGACCAAGTAGGTAAAGCTACTGCGGTCAAGCGCACTACTCGCCACGGCGATACACCACAGATTGACACACCTCACGCTCGCCGGAGAGTGTCACTTGTGGACTACGAATACGCAGATCTGATCGATGATCAGGACAAGGTTCGTATGCTGATTGATCCAACATCATCTTACGCTATGGCTGCTGCTGCGGCTATGGGTCGTGCGATTGATGATGAGATCATTGCGGCTGCAACTGGCACTGCGTTTACTGGCGAAACAGGTTCAACATCTACATCACTTCCTTCTGCACAGCAGATTGCTGATGGTGGTGCTGACCTGACACTGGCGAAACTGATTGAGGCCAAGAAGATCCTTGACCTTGCTGATGTTGACCCATCAATCCAACGCTATATTGCGGTTGGGCCAAACCAGATTGAAGCACTGCTGAATAACACAACTGTTACTTCATCAGACTTCAACACTGTTAAGGCTCTGGTTCAGGGTGAAATTGATACCTTCATGGGCTTCAAGTTCATCGTGACAAATCGCCTGGCTATTGCTTCTGACATCCGTACTTGCTTTGCATGGGCGGAAGATGGTCTTGCACTTGGTGTAGGCCGTGATGTGAACGCTCGTATCGATGAACGTGCAGACAAGGGTTACGCAACTCAGGTCTACTATGCAATGAGCATCGGTTCGACTCGCATGGAAGAAGAAAAAGTAGTCCAGATTAGCTGTGACGAATCTGCATAAGAGGAGACTGACTAATGGCTACTGTTTACTCAACTCAACGCACGAACTCTCGTGCTACTCCTGTCGTTATGAACAAGGCTAATGAACTTGGCGGTCGTGTTCGTGTTGCTCATGGTGTTTACGAAGCATCTGCGCTGGCATCTGGTGATGTCATCGAAATGTTCCGTTTGCCAGATGGCGCACGTTTGCTGCAAGGTTCACTGGCGCATGACGCTCTGGGTGCATCAACAACTCTGTCTGTTGGTTATGCCGCACACACTGATGCAGACGGTTCTGCCGTTGCCGCATCAGCCGCAGCCTACAAAGCTGCCGCAGCATCAACATCAGCACAGAAAGTTGACATCTTGGCTACTTTGGCTCTGGGTTCAGGCTCAGAAACAAACGCCGATGATGAGGGCTTTCCAGTAACCGTCACAATGGGCGGTGCTGCTGGTACAGGCACAATCGAGTTGACCGTACTTTACGCGGTTGACTAAGACCTAATAGAGAAGGGTGAGGACGCTTGCCCTTCTCATTTATCGGAGTGTGTGATGCCTTCTGTTGTTGATATTTGTAATGAAGCGATGGATCTGCTGGGTGCGGCTACCATCACATCTTTAACAGAAAACTCTAATGAGGCCCGTCTGTGTAACAGGCGGTTTGATACTGTACGGGATGCAGTCTTACGCGCACATCCGTGGAATGTGGCTATTACCAGAAGCCAGTTAGCGCAAGACAGCACTGCTCCGGCATTTGGTTTTACATATCAATATACGCTCCCAACTAATCCTTATTGTTTAAGGGTTTTATCTTTTTGGAACTCAAGCGTAGATAATGAGGTTGCCGCATACGACAGCAACGTCATGTTTAAGATTGAGGGCCGCAAGGTGCTTTCTAATGAAGGTGCTTGCAGAATTACTTACCTAGCAAGAATAACAGACACAGAGCAGTATGACAGCTTGCTATCATCTGCCATTGCTCACAGGTTGGCGGCTGAGACTGCTTATGCCATTACAGGCAGTAATTCAGTATCACAGGGTATGCAAGCCTTGTATGAAGCCAGACTGCGTGAGGCAAAGGGTGTGGACGCTATGGAAGGTTATCCAGAGCAACCACAGGCTGACGAATACATTAATGTAAGGTTCTAAGAAATGGCTCGTGTTTCGACTATTGTTACCAACTTTCGGGCTGGTGAACTGTCGCCACGACTTGAAGGCCGTATTGACTTAGAAAAGTATAATGAAGCGGCACAGACCATTCAGAACATGGTTGTGTTTCCTCAAGGTGGTTTGACCAGAAGGCCTGGCACTTACTATGTGAACTCATCAAAGGATGGTGGTGAGATCCGCCTTATCAATTTTGAGTACAGTGACGAACAAGCCTATGTCCTTGAGTTTGGCAATAATTATATCCGCTTCTATAAGGACGGTGGAATCCTCACCGAAACAACTGTCAGCATCACGGCGGCAACGCAAGCCAATCCAGTTGTTATTACAGCCGCATCTCATGGGTATTCTAATGGTGATAGGGTGTATATCTCTGGCGTTGCTGGGATGACACAGATTAACAACAAAGAGTTTACTGTTGCCAATCAGACTGCCAATACATTTGAGTTGTCCGGCATTGATGGCAGTGCGTTTGATGCGTACACATCCGGCGGTACTGTTGGCAAGATTGTTGAGGTTACGACAACATATACAACGGCACAGCTATCAGAAATTAACTATGCTCAGTCAGCAGATGTTTTGTATCTGGCACATAAAGACCATGAGCCAGCTAAATTGACAAGAACTACAGCTACTAGCTTTACTTTGTCTGATGTTGATTTCATTGATGGGCCATATCTGGATGAGAACACTACATCCACAACGATGTACGCTTCAGCGCAGACAGGCAGTGTGACAATTACAGCTTCTGCTGATTTGTTTACTAGCGATGATGTGGGCCGATTAATCTGTTTCCGTGAGGTGCTAGAAATCCACCATGACGAATGGGCAGCATCAACAACGTACCATGAAAATGATACTGTTCGTTATAATGGTCATGTTTATAAGAAGTCCAACAATGGGAGTGACACATCAGGCAATACGCCTCCTGTTCACTTGGAAGGTACAGAAACTTACGGTGATATTGATTGGGAGTACCAGCATGACGGGTTTGGTCATGTAAAGATTACCGCATACACTAGCGCAACAAGCGTTACAGCAGATGTGCATGAGGATGCTTTTGGAAACTCTACTTTGCCGGATCACGTTGTAGGATCTGGCAACGCTACAAAGAAATGGTCGCTGGGGGCATTTGGTGGCGACCAGGGATACCCACGGGCTATAGGCTTCTATGAGCAGAGACTATACTTTGCTGGCACTACTGGTCAGCCGCAGACATTGTTTGGTTCAGTTAGCGCAGACTTTGAGAACTTTACACCTGGCACTGAAGATGACGATGCGGTTACATTTACGATTGCATCAGATCAGGTCAATGTTATTAAGCATCTGTTACCAGCAAGGTTTTTGCAGATACTAACAACCAGCGCAGAGTTTACGCTGTCAGGTGGTACAGGCACACAGCCAGTTACGCCTACGAATGTAAACGTGTTGCGTGAAACAACTTTTGGCACATCTGATGTCAGACCGCTACGCGCTGGTAACTCAACGATTATGATTCAAAAGGGTCAAGAGAAGATCAAAGAGATTACCTTTGACTTGGACACAGATGGTTTGCTGGGTGTCGATTTGTCTATCTTGGCTGACCACATTACCCGTGATGGACTTTCGGATATGGTGTGGCAACAAGAGCCGGAACTTATCCTGTGGTTTGTGCATACAGACGGGCGTTTGATTGGCTTGACCTATGACCGTGGAAATAACGCCGTAGGATGGCATACTCACCCATTAGGGGGGTCAGCTACCGTAGAGAGCATCACAAGCATCCCTGAAGGCTCAGAGGACACGCTATACCTATCTGTGAAGCGCACCATTGATGGATCTACTGTCAGGCACATCTGTTACATGAAAACTATCGACTTTGGCACAGATGTTGAGGATGCGTTTTTTGTAGATAGTGGTCTGACTTATGATGGCTCTGCTACGACTACAATCAGCAGCTTAAACCATCTTGAGGGTGAGACTGTATCTATACTGGCTGACGGGTCTGCACACGCAGATAAAACCGTTACAGACGGCAAGATTACTTTGGACAGAAGCGCAAGCAAAGTCCATATCGGCTACAACTTTACATCATTGATGCAGACATTGAGGATGGAAGCTGGGGCAGAAGATGGGATATCGCAAGGCAAGATTAAGCGTATTCATGGAGTAACTGTGCGGTTTTTAGACACTGTAGGCGCAGAACTTGGCCCAGATCTTAATAACTTAGACCGCATACCATTCAGAGACAGTAGCATGGCTATGGGTACTGCTGTGCCGTTGTTTACTGGTGACAAAGAACTCACATTCCCATCTGGGTATGACAACGATGCAAAGGTTATGGTGAGGCAAAACCAGCCATTACCTATGACTATTTTGGATGTAATGAGAAGGTCTAATACATTCGATGCCTAACATAGTGCCATTTAAGAAAGAGCATCTAAACATGATTAACCTTGTGTTTGAGATGACTGAGGCTGGCAAGCAGTCACTGGCTGGGTATGACGATGTGATTGGGTACACAGGCATGGAAGATGACACAGTGCTGGCTACAGGCGGTGTGCATCGTATGTGGAACGGTGTAGGTGAGGCGTGGCTTCTGGTTGGTGCAGAGGGTTATGCAAAGCCTAAGACTGTAGCTAAATACACTGATTATATCTTCCAGCACATACAGGAAGAACATCAGATGTTTCGTATTCAAGCTAGTGTTTCTGTAGCTGATGACAGAGCAAACAGATATGCACAGTGGCTTGGATTTGAAAAAGAGGGTATTATGCGTAGGTATGGGCCGGATGGCACAGACTATATTCGCTATGCGAGGGTAGTATAATGGAACCAACAACTATTGCAGCAGGGGCATCAGCACTTGGCGGCATGATGAGCTACAAGGGCAACATGGCGGCTGCTCAAAGCGCACAGGCTACTGCTGAGTATAATGCTCAAGTTGCTGAAAATGAGGCTGTACTACTTGCCAGAGCAAAGCGTGATGAGGAAGAAACACTTAGACAACAATCAGATCGTTTAATAGGAACACAGAGGCTTATGACGGCTGCATCTGGTGTTCAGATGACAGGCAGTCCGTTGCAAGCCCTTGCAGACACATACTTTAGCACAGCTATGGATGCCGCAATGATTCAGTATGCTGGTGATATAGAGCAAGTTCAGAAGCAATCTGAGGCTGCATTGACTAGAGCAGAGGGTGGGGCAAGAGCATCTGCCCTTAAATATCAGGCTTATGGTTCACTTTTGTCAGGCGCACAACAATCAGCAACTTTGATAGCATAGGTAAGTAAATGCCCAAAATACCTTTATATAATCAAGGACAAGGTGGAACAGTAAAGACTGCTACAGGGCCATTGTCTCCTAGAGCAAACGTAGGCGCATTTACAGCACCAGGTCAGGCACAGGCAGCGTTCTTTAAAAAAGCTGGTGAGGTGGCCTATCAGTTTGGCATGGCTGAGAAACAAGCTGAAACTGACAAAGCAAAAAGAGACATTACTGCTCTTGTTAATCAGAGCATGAATGACTGGACAAACAACAACACAGACACGACTGTTGAGGGTTATCAGGCTTCTGCTGCGGCAGAGAAAGAAAGATTACGCACATCCGCTTTAGAAAATATGCGTGGTTCACTAACACGCAGACAGTTTGCAGAGGTGTCAGGTGCTTTTGACACAACATTCGCAACTAAATTAGCGCAAGGATCACAGATTGCCTTTAGCAAAAACCAAGCTGTAAGAACCGAATCTGCTGATGCTTTTCTGGATAACGCATTTTCTGAATTGATTTCCCTTAATCCTGAAAGCGATCTGTACAAACAAAAGTTTGCAGAGGTAAACGCTCAGTATGATGGATTTATTGGGCAGGGTATCAAGCCAACTAAGTATGGTAATAGAACTG